CGAACCGGGCTCATCTCCGTCACGTTCTTGATGATTTCGCGAACGTACTCGATCGGAGCGAGGTAGCCACCCGCCGTGTCAGATGACACGCTCATGGCCTTTGCTTCTTTTTGCACGTCGGCAAGAATCTTCTGTTCATCGGCAGAGAGATTCACGACGCCCACAGCATGAGCGCGCACGACAGCATGCCCCCAAGCCGAGAAGCGCGCCTTGGCCTCAGCTTCATCCTTGATGAAGCGAGCGCCGGCCGGAAGGCGGTTCATGGCGACTTCAACGCGGTCGACAGTCTCAGCGATGGCCTTGCTCTGCTTCTCCGCCAGCGTCAGGCGCTGGTTTACAGCCTCAAACTGATTGAGGCCGGCTTCGATCTTCGCCAGCTTCTCCGTCGTGACGGGATCGGCGGCGCCCTTTTTTTCGATTTCGGCGAGACGGGCATCGTTGGTCTGCTTGAACGCCTCGAAGGCGGTCATGACGGGCTCCACTGCCTTATCGACAGCGGACTTGATTTCGTTCAGTTCCATTTGAGTGATTCCTTACTTGCGGATGAGGTTTGCGAGAGCTTGCATGCGCTCGCGGATGACATCGCCTATCCCGTCCTCATCCCGAGGATCCGGCTTTGCTTTGAAGCCGCCAGCGGCGATCGCTTTGGCGGCAGCATTCGAGAAACCTGCATCCCGCAGAAATTCCTCAAAATCTCGAATGGTCTTGACCTCGTCGGCAATGTTCTCGCCGTCGAAAGCAGACTTGATCATACCCATGCGGGCGAAGGCGTTTGACGGGTCGTCGACGAGCGAGACCTCGGATAGGTGAACTGCCTTCAGAAACCTTGCCGGCTCGCCGATGCGGCCGCTGCCCTTGCGAGAACCGTTCGGCATGACGCGGTAGCCGATTGAAAGGCCGCCAAGAGCGCCTTCCTTGGCTTGGGAATAGGTGAACTTGCCGCGCTCGGTATCGAGCCCGATCAGCCTGCCCTTCACATGCAGGCCGCTGGCGTCTTCCGACATTGATTCCCAGATGCCGACCGGATCACGTCCGTCGCCGACCATCCCGTGCTGCTTGTACATCGGCGGCAGCGGCCGTCCGGAAGCCTTGCGCGCGGTGAGCGAAGCTCCAAATGCGCCAGGTTCGATCACGTCACCATGGCTGTCCATGTTGCCGAACACGGCGCCATAGCCCTCGAAGGTGCCGGGCGCGCTCGACTTCTCGTCCAGAAACTTGAACTCAAAGGGGGTGCCGATGCAGCCGAAGTTCATGCGCCTCGCTCCTTGGGATCCGGCTCAACCGGAGGGTCTTTCGCGGCAGGGTCGTTGCCGCCGTCCATGCCATAGTCTTTCGGGTTGAGCGGCCGGTTTGCCTGCTCTCCCTCGACTGGATTCCAGCCGTCGTCCTCGCGGACATCGTTCACACTCAGCCAGCCAGGCGACGAGTTCGTGCCGAGACCGGCCTTGTAATAGGCTGTCCGGGCCTCGAGTGACCCGCGCAGTAGCTCCGAAGTATCGATCCGGACGTGATATCCTTCAGCGCGCTCTTCTTTCGTGAGCAGTTGCGTCTCGATCGCCGAGCGAATTGCCTTCAACCAAGGCTGCAGCGTGAAACGAACATGAGCGGTCAGGAACGCGTCAGCGCTTGCGAAGGTCGGCGACTGATCCCCGGCGTGCCCGAGCATGATCGGGAAGATTCCCAACAGTCTCCCAATTTCCTCAATCTGATGCTTGCGGGTATCAAGATGTTCGCTGTCGACGCCTGACTGTGAAAGCGATTGCCACTTCAGGTTGCCGCCAAGAACGGCAGTCTCGCCGGTTTTCTGCACTCCGCTGTAGATCTGGCGCCACTGCTCACGCAGCACTGCGATCTGCTCCTTGTCGAGCCTCTGATCGGTAGTCAGCACCCCGCTCGGCCGCGAACTATTGGCATGCAGCCGCGCGTGCGCCTCTTCCGTGACCTGGGCGAGACCTAGCGCCTCGCGCCCCACGACGGCCGGATCCAGTCCCTTGTGTGGTGCCCAGCTCGGCCCGGCGATATGAAAGACCTGATCCTGCCCGACGCTGGCGTATTCACCCTTCTCAAAGGTGATGTCGAACGTCCGGCGGTAAAGGTGATCAAGATCAATTGAAACGCATTCCGGCCGGATCGGGATCAACTCCCGGACCTGACCGTTCACAATGTTCTTGTAGCAGACACCATTTCCGCCGCCGACCGCGTGCATGACCGTCGTGCGCCAGAACTGGAACGAGTCCTGCAGGATGTTCGGCTTGTGCAGCAGAAGATCGTACAGCGGATGGTCGAGCGCGGGCTCGACGCCTTTCCCATCCGGAAGGCGCCGATGGATTTCAACCGGCAACTGCGCAATGCCTTCGGCGATCGCCACCATGCCGCGGTAGAACGGCATGACCTGAAGCGCGGTCGTGGTCGACACCTGAGTGCCGGACTTCGTTGGAAGCCCCCAGCCACCGTTGATCGCCGCCCACAATTCTGGGGAGATGTCCAAGGCCTTATGCTCTGATCTGAAGAGCCCGGCCATCTTTGAGAGAAAGCCCATCTCACCTCACAGAGCGAAAATTTCGACAGTTCCTGCGGTTTCAGGATTTGCCGTCATCCCCATCACAGCGTTGAAACCAGCCACCAGAGGGTCGATCTTGTCTTTCCCGGACACGCTGCGCTCGATGAGCATTGCGGCTGATGTGAGCCGCACCTTCGCGTTGCCGGTGCACCACGTCATCAACGGCTGACCGCAGTGGAACATTCGCTTCGCCGCGAGCTTCCGCTCGGTCGTCTTGATCGCCTTCATCAGGCCAATGCCCTGGCGCTCACCGACAAACCGACCATTTTCTTCATTGATGTCGTGGAGAGCGCAGGCTTCCTTGATGTCGTCGACGCACGAAGGGTCGACGGATACCGTCGCAAGTTTGCCCGACTCCTCGAGAGTGCCAAGGATCCGGTCCAGCACCACCATGTCCGCCGGCAGATCCGCAACCGTAAGGTCGCCGTCGCGCTCGAAATCGTTGTAGTGCGGGATGTTGGCCTTGTGACGATCTATGGCGATCGGCGCCGCGACAGCATGCGACCACCAGAACCAGTTCGCCTTGTCTTTTTCCTTGCCCTTCTCCCGCCCGATGACGGTGATGCCGAGCAAGTCGTCGAGCCCGCCGCCGTCAATACCCAGCGTGAGAACCTCACAGCGCTCGATCAGCGCCGCCAGTTGCAGCCAAGAGATATCGGCTGACTCAGTGCCTGGGTTCGCAGCAAGGATTGCCTCGCGCGAAAGCTCCGGATGGACCGCCTTCGGCCAATAGAGCGCCCCGGCCCAGCCGTCGATGCCCTGACCGATGCCGATCTGGACGTTCAGGTGCTGCGAGGCGAACAGCGCCATCGCCGTATCGCCCTCGCTTTGGGCCGAGACGAACTGGTTCTCGAGATTCGCCGGCTTGACCGAGAGGCCCCACATCGGGTTGACCAGCGGCCATAGTTTCCGGTCCTTCCATCCCCCGTCCTTCTGCATGCGCTTTGGAAGCTCATACAGGATCGGAAGGATCGGGAGTTGGAGCTTCCCGTCGCGAACCGCGCGGGCCTTCTCAAGCTCCGCTGCGAACATCCCGCTCGGCGGGGTCTTCGATTGCGTGGTGATCTGGATCATGAAGCCGTCGGATGACTTCGCGTAGGCGCCGCGCAACTCTATCATGATGGCCGACGCCTTGGAGTTCAGCGAAAGCTCATGCGTCTCGTCGATCACCGTGACGGTCTGCTTGCCGCCGGTAGCCGCGCTGGTGTCGGCCGCCACGACGGAAATCGAAGATCCGATCAGCCGGCGCTCGATCCGCCTGGTGTGCGAACTTGGCGGGTGGAACGCTTCCTCGAGCGCTGAGTCCGCCCGGATGATGCCCGCAGCGTACTCGAACCCGCGATCCGCGATGTTCTTCGACGGCGCGATGAGCACAAGCTCGGCTTCCGGCTTCTTGTTCATCAGGGTCCACAGCAGCGCGATCGTCGCTGCTGATCCGGTCTTGTCGTTTCCCTTTGGGATCATCAGGAAGAACTCCTTGATGAACCGCTCGTAGGTTTCGGGATTAAGGCTCCCGAAGATCGCCGCGACGATCGGATAGATGTAGGGCCCGCAGACCTGCCCCCGGGTCGGCTGGCCGTAGAGATCCGGCAGCTTCAGCCGGTTGAACATCCTGGTGGCGCGGTCGACCTCAGTCTCGAACAGCGGCAGATCAGGGACAAGCGACGTTCCTGAAAGAAGACGCTCCTCCCAATCCGGGCATGAGGTGTCCCACATGCGCTACTGGATCGTCGGCGGGGGCTGAAGATCTTGGCCCCATTCGGTGCCGAGCCCGGCCGTCTTCGCCGCTTCATCCGCGGCTTCCTTCTTCCCGATCGGGACAACGCGAGGCTTGCGGCCGCTCTCGTTCGGCTGTTGCAGCCTGCTTTCGGCGCCAACAGCCCGGGCCGTCTCGAGGAATTTGGTCTGGGCCGAGACGTTGCCCTTCACAGCCGCTTTGAAGCGAGCCGAGATCACCTTCGCGACCTTCTTGCACCATTCCGCCGCGAGCTCTTCGGCGAAGTGCTTCTTCACCGTGTCCGCGTCCATGCCGAGTGCCCGGGCGATATTCTCGTCCGTCATGCCGCCGGCTTTCCAGATCGCGACATTCTCGCGCTGCTCTTTCGTCGGCACAAACGCTGGGCGGCCGCGCGGTTTCCCCGTCGGCTTGGTCATTGGTTCGACATCCCTGATTCAGACGCGCGTCGGGCGCGTTCCCTGGCAGTTTTCTCGGCATGGTGGACAGCGCAGAGCGTCTGTCCGTTCCTGACGTCGGTCGCCGAGCCACCGTCCTCGATCTCAATGACGTGGTCCGCATAGAGCCGGCTGGTCCGATCGCCGCAGACCACGCATTTCCAGCCGTCGCGCTTCTTCACCGCAGTCGACCAGATCTTGTGCTCGGGTGTGCCGTAAACCGCGGCGGCCTCTTTCGGGCGGGGCTGCACGGTGCGCCGGTCGACATAGCGCATCCGGCGGTGGAGGACTTTCATTCGCACCCTTGCTGGATCCCAAAAAGCCCCAGCGCCGAAGCGCCAGGGCAAGTCAGGGAGGAAAACGTCCAAGTGGACGGCTCGAGCCTCACGGCTGGAGATGGTTGCAGCAGCGAGATTTGAACTCGCGCTCTCCTGGTTATGAGCCAGGCGGGGACGACCGCTCCCCTATGCTGCTGAATTTCAGACAGTCCGACTAAATCGGACGGTGATGTCATGCGGCTTCGCATCTGAAGAGCATGTTGGTCTTCCGCGAATTGCATATCCAGTGCGAGCACTGGCAGTTCTCGGCGGTGTGCGCCCCACCTTTGGAAAGCGGTCGGATGTGGTCAAGGCTCGCCGAGTAGTGATCGGGGAACTTGAGCGCGGGATCAACCGGCTGCTGACATATCCCGCACATCCATCCATCGCGCTCGAAGATCGAAACACCCGTAAAGCGCTCTGCTTTACCGCCCCTGATGCGCGCTCGGCGCCGATGCTCTTCAGCCCGTCGCTGACTCAGAGCATCCGGATAGAGACGGAAGCGCTCGTTGCTGCACGCGATGGAGCAATGGCGCTGCCCCTCTGGGTAGTCCCGCTTGCTTAAGCGCCGCGGCAGGAACGAAACCCCGCACGCCAAGCACGGAACTTCGACAAGCTCGCGGATAGATCTAGTCTTGCGGCAGGTTTCAGAGCACATCGTCCGCAGACGACCAGTGCCATTGCCGATCCTCTCGTAGGAGAAGCCGGTGCCACACACGACGCACGTTTGCGTCTGGCGACCATCGTCGCATACAAAGCTCGAAGCCATCGGTCCGCTCACATCGGATTGTTGGTCAGGCCCGGCTCAGCGTTGGTAGCGCTGCGTCGGGCCGCTTTGTCTCTACGCGACTTATTCGGAGCAGGATAGATCCTGCCAAAAATCTCATCTCGCGCACAAAGTTTTTTATCGCCGACCCCCTGGGCGGTGCGCGATCCCCAAATCTCCCAGAGATTGAGGCCCCCCCCGCCTTGCCTTGTCAGGCCGTCCGGTTGAGGCAAGATCGAGGCCTTGGCTACTACCCTACGCAAAGCACAAGCCTTGTCTGTAGCGTGCCCCTATTGGATCGACTGAGGTTCAACCGATGCGATGGCGATGCCTGGCCAATGTGATTCGGCAACGTAGCGATTCGATGCCCGAAACTGGCCTTGTGCTGCAATGGCTGATTTGCAGCTGCATAAGGGAATGCGCGCAGATCATGGGAAAGGATTCCGTTTTGCAATTGGAGATATGCGGCAAGGCCTGACGATTGGGCCTTTGACGATACCTAAATAAAAAAATCATCATTCTATCGCTTTTCTGCTTGCATAAATAAATATGTGATGTATTCTCATTTTCAGGCGAACGGAACGCCACCCGCCAAGCGGGAAGCACAAGGAACCTGACCATGAAGACGATAAGCGTATCTCCCAAAATCCTCGGGATGTGTTCCGTTAAGGCGCGCAAGGCATCCGACTTGACGTTGGACGAATGCCAAAGCCTCAAGACATGGTGCGACTGGCAAGCAGCTTCGCTCTGGGAGGGTCTGAACCTTCAAGAAATCCTGAACGTCTATCGCGCAACCGCTCAATATGAAACCCTTGAGGGCTGGGCGGAAGAAGATTGGCGCGCTGCTTACAAGGCATGGAATCGCGCCGTCAGGCCTGAAAACCACATGAAACCCCGTGAGGCCTGATCCTGCCTCTTGCGTCGCCGAGTGCGGCGCAACGGGAAGCATCCGGCTTCAATCCGCTTTGCGGAAACCCACAAGGAACAACGCTATGGTTTCGATCAATCGCAATGGAATAGCCCTATCAGCTGGCGCTTGCCTCAATGGCTGGCCCATGCCGGTTCATGTCGCGCCGACTCCGATCCTCTTCCCAGGACGTGGTGACTTCGCCGAACGGGAAGGCGGCCGCATTCGCCGGAAGGATCGGCGCAACGCTATCGCTCGCAAGCATGCTTTTCTGGAGTCGTGATCCATGAACACGCATCCGGACTATTCCCGATACAATTGGGAGAACATGCAACGCGCCAGGGTGAAGGCATGGGAAACCATGTCCTATCCGGATGCGCTCGCATTCCGTGACGGATTGGAAAGCGCGCGCCGTGAATGCGGCGCTCGCCTGGAGGCAATCCCGGGTTGCGGCTCCGGTCCTATGGGACTCACTCCCGATCACGTCAAGAAGTCCTATCAGTGGCGAAGCGCGCGGCAAGATCATGCCGACGCCATGGCCAAGCTTCAGGATTTCAACCGATGGTTTGTGAAGCGGTTCAAGGCTGAAGAGCGCCAGAGGCGCGCCGCTCGCATCCCTGCCTGACACGGGCTAGGGCGCATCCAGCGCCTTTCCCTATCCCCTTCCCCTCAACACGCGCGCCCTTGCGGCGCATTGGAGAAACACGCCTATGAGCAAGACCGAACACGCGGCAACGCTTGCCGCTCGCCTGATGGAAGAAAGCCATTGGAACCAATCGGACGCGGCTTTCAGGGAAGCCTATTTCCAGCGCACGGGCGACCGATATGCCACCGTTCCCGCCCATGTCGCGGCAAGGGATGCGCTCGCACTGATCCGGATCGGCAAGGGCGTTGCCCGGCGCGCGTTTGACGAGTGCAACGGCGTCCTGCGCTACGATGAAAAGAGCCGATCAATGCAACGCTTTTGGACGGAAGCGGACGGCGAACGGCGCGAACGCCTTGACGGCAAGGCGAAGCAGAAGGCCGAAACCATTCTCGCTAGGTACGGCGCAACCGTGAAGCTAGGTGGCGATCCTCGGGGATACGTGATGCGCCTTCACTTCCGATCCGACAATCTGCCAGGGCGCGACGTGATCCGCGATGATGGCTGGGGAGTGGCATAACATGGCCGTTTTCCCGTCGCTTTATGAGGAATTGAAGGCCGCCGGTTGCAAGATCGGAAACCACGAATCCGACTTGCACGTTGAGGCCACAACGCTCGCGCGTGAGATCATTTTGCGGCGCACCAATGGCGGTTGCGTTGCCTCAAGGAACGCCACGCTCTTTCGTTCCGAAGATCCAAGGGACGGCGGCGCGCTCTTCTTCGATTGCCCGTTCTCTTACCTGCCTTGGTATGAGCGGAATCAGCCGGGCAAGGCTCGCCCATAACCCGCGCCCTTTTCGCACTCGCACACGCTGCGGCCTTTGCCGCTTTCGCAACCGCCTTCGGAACGGGCTTCCCGCTCTTGCTGGCAATCACAATGGGGAGGATTTGACCTTGAACATTCATTCCAGCGGATCGGAATTTCGCGATTGGGCTTTCATCTCGCACGGCGTCACGACGCGATATGAGCGCATTCACAAGGACAAGGAAGCGGCTTCCGTCGCCGCTTATACCCGGATGCATTGCGCAACGTCGGCGCATCCGGTGACCCATGACGGGCGCGGCATGTATGCCAGGGTTGAACCGACAACGGACGCAATCTTGCTGGCTCAACAACCGGACGGCATGGGGAAACGGGACGTTGCCCTATACCGTGACCCGGAAGCACGGGAACCGATCGGGCGCTATTCGTGGTGGCATTCCAGAAAGCCGACGCGGCGCAATCGCTACATCATGCACAACTGCGCTCGATACCCGCTCAGCTGGCTTCCGCCGCTCGCCTAGCCCATCGGCCTGCCATCCCGTGCGGATGGCTTCCCGATGCGCCAAGGCTGGAGTCCCGCGCATCACCTACCCGCGCCCTATGGGCCGGGCAACGTAGGAGGAAAATCATGTAACCGATCTGGAATGCTCATTGTTTTGGAATGCGTACCCTATCGGCCCGCCGGTTCATCCCGGATCGGCGGGCAACACCTGCCACGCAGGGCAACACAAGGAACCCGATATGCACCATACTCCCGATTTCCCGATTCTCCCGCCCGCCAAGGCCAAGGCCGCTGCGCTGGCGCTCTTCGATGCTGCGATGATCGATCCGGCTGCAGACTGGCGCGGAGTCGCCTTCGCGCTGCATTCCGTCATCGCCAGGCCTAAGCCGGTCAAGGCGAGGGATGATGATGGCGCCGACGGCTTCGAGCCGTGGGCCGAATATGAGACCAATCGTGCGGCGATGAAGAAAGCCCGATCCGGGCGCGTTGTGGTGACGTTCTCAGATGGCTGGAGCCGGTCGGTCAATATCGCCGCGCCCGCTGGCAAGCCGTGGCGCATTGCAGCTGCGGCCCGCTTCGCCGTGACATGCTGGCGAATCGCCACCATGCGCCGCCTCACTGGATCCGATGCCGCGCTTTACCATGTGCGGCCTTGCGGGATGGAAACCGCACTCGACTCCCTGATCGCCTGCCCTGAAATCACGGCCATTGTCTCGGATGATGGACAGGACACCACGGCGGGCGCGCTTACCTGGAGCCCGGAGACGGCGAACCGGGAGACGGCTGACTATCGGGCTGGCAAGGTCGCAGCGGATGCGCCGGATTTCGCGGATGCGATTCAGCGGGAACGCATGCTGATGATCTGCGCCTCGATCCCGGTTGAATATGCGATGCGACGGCGCGTGAGGGCGATAGCCGAGCGGATCGGCGCGGCGCTCTTCCCGGATGACCCGGTTTCGTGGTCGCTTCCTTGGGGCGTCAAAACCACCTTTCAGACCATCATTGAACTGGACCCGGCTTCCTATCCTGCCGATGCCGAGACGGCGGAACGTGAAGCGCGATGGGCTTTGGAGCGCGCCGCCCGTGATGCCGAGCGTGAGCGGGTTGCGGCGCTTCCCGTGGTAGATCTCGCGACCTGGACCGTGGGCGGGCGTTGCATGTCAGAGACGCACCCGGATCATGTGATCGTTATGGCGAAGCGGCGGACCACGGGAGTTTATGCCGAAGGCCTGCCGGTCCTTCCGAAAACCGACAGGTCTACGCTTGCCGTCACATTTGAAGTCGCCTTGCGGCAGTTTGCGCCTTGGCCCGGCAACTACCGGATCGTTGCACCTCCTGCCACGATGAAGCGTTTCAGGGCGGCGCTTGCTGCTCAGGAAGCAGCTGCGGCGGAAGAGCGGGCGCATTATGATGCGCGATGCGCGTTCCGAGGTGAGGCCGCTGATATCCTTGAGGCCAACGGGATCGTTGACCTTGACGCGCCGGGGATCACGAATAGCGAGCGATCAGACATGATCGCCGATGCGCTCGCAGCTTGGCCACCTGTCGCCGAGCCGGAAGCGCCGCCCCTCGCTCTTCCCGCTCCCTCGCCTGTCCTGTTGCTGACAGGTCCGAAACCAAAGCCGCGCTACGTCTTCCGGGACGGTGCCTGGGCGATGAAGGAAGCCGCCTGATGGCCCGCCCCATGTTCCGCAAGGCAGACCGCGCATGGATCGTACGGGAAGCCGCCGCCATCTTCTCCCGGTACGGCATTGCGACCGCGCCGCCTCCTTATCCGGGGTTGACGGGCGATGAAAGGATTGAGGCCGAAACCTTCATCATCGGCGGCGCGACGGCCTATGCCAGCATCTCGGTTTCGGATCGTCTGGCGTGCTTCCATCTTGGCCATAATGGGGAGGGAGAAGCGCCGATGCTCCGATCCGTCCCCGGATACAACACCGGGGCAGGATGGCAGGGGCAACGGTCGCACAAGTGGAACGAGTATGCCGCGCCCGCGCTCCTGGACCGCATGCTGGAAGCACAAGGCACGCTCGCCGGCCTTGATGCCTTCCTGAAGGTCAACAAGGCGCGCGGCATGACTCCGGACGAAAGGGAAGCCTATCAGCGGACGCATGCCGAACAGATGCGCCGGTTTGACGAGGCATTATCGGCGAAAGCCGCCTAGCCGCCCGCCATCCTTGCGAGGCGATGCCAAGGCGGCGTCGCCCGCTACCACCCTACACAAAACGCAACCCGCCTCTCTGTGAGGA